AAAAGGCCTTTGATGCTTGGGATGATGGTGATAACCTAGTTCTTGCAGGTTCAGCCGGAACGGGTAAAACCTTTATGGCTATGTATCTTGCTCTGGAAGAGGTATTGGATAAGTCCACTGGGTTTGATAAGATCGTATTGCTACGTTCAGTGGTTCCCGTGCGTGACATGGGGTTCCTACCTGGTACAATAGAGGAAAAGAAAGCAGCATATGAAATTCCTTATAAAGGTATCTGCGACGAGCTATTTAAAGAGAGTGCCTCGTACGCAAAACTAAAGAACAATCACCTAATTGATTTTGAAACAACCTCGTTTATCCGAGGTACCACATTCCACCGCACCATCATCATCGTTGATGAGATGCAGAATTTAAACTTCCATGAATTAGATTCTGTGATGACACGCGTAGGTAACCATTGCCGGATTATTTTCTGTGGGGACTATCTCCAGTCAGACTTTACTTACGACAACGAAAAAGACGGCGTTATGAAATTCCTTCGTATCGTTGACCAACTTAAGTATTTTACGGTCGTTACTTATGGTTGGGATGACATCGTTAGATCGGGTTTGGTTCGTGACTATATCATGACCAAGGAAATGTTAGGTTTAAAATGAAAAAGCTTTTAGCTATATTGGTATTTGCCATAGCATCATTAGCATATGCACAGAACATCGTCATTAGTAAAATGAGCATTGAATTGCAATGCTTTGCGCTATCTGACTTTAACCGTGTGTTGAATATGTATGATGAGACCGCTGTCTTTTCAATGGACACTATTACGGTAAATCGATCGGGACAACGAACAGAAACCCAAACAGTTTTTACACTTAATCCCAAAAATAGGGAATGGTCAATGTATCGCCAAGTTGATGATGAGACTGTGTGTGTCCACGCCGCAGGCTTTAATTTTAATTTTATGCCACCAGCGGAAAAGCCAAAAATATAATGAAAGTATTTGAACATGTTAAAATTGATCTTGGTTATGACGACCTTGTCGCAGAAACTACTGCAACTGGGCGAAAGTACGTTGACCCTGATGGGAATGCATATCCTTCTATTACTACCATACTTAGCATCTTAAGTGAAGAAGGTATCCAGGCCTGGCGCGCCCGTGTAGGTGAGGAAGAGGCTAACAAAGTTAGTCATAAAGCCTCTACACGTGGCACTGCAGTACACACAATTATTGAGGATTATTTAAATGGAAAAGATACTACAAAACATTTACCACATATTAGGCAAAGCCTGGCTAACGTTCGTCCTATCCTTGACAATCGTATCGGGAAAATCTTTGGCATTGAAACTCCTCTTTACTCTAAGCATCTTGGCTTGGCTGGCCGTTGCGATTGTGTAGCCGAATTTGATGGCGTGCCCTCAATCGTTGACTGGAAAACATCCAAACGCGTAAAGAAACACGAGAATATTTCTAACTACTTTGCACAAATGTCTGCCTACGCTATTATGTGGGAAGAACGAACTGGCATGCCAATTACTAATACCGTGGTTGTTATGGACGTCGATGATAATGAACCATTAGTGTTTAAAGAGCATCGTGATAATTACACTGAAATGCTCTTTGATACTATTCAAAAGTATAAACGACGACAAATGTTTGCCTAAACAGTGTACTTTTTAGGATAAACGTGATATAATCCTTATATAAAGGAAATATATTATGAATGTGATTTTAACGGATGTTGATGGTGTGTTGCTTAATTGGCAAGGTGCATTTGATGCTTGGATGATGCGTGAACACCGGCTCTTTGCCACAGGGAATGAACGTTCATATAAGCAGCGGGTACGGTTTGAAATGACTGAACCAGAAATTGAGAAATATATCCGAAGCTTTAATGCTTCTGCAAATATTGGATTCTTACCACCACTCTTTGATGCAGTACGCGGTGTAAAGAAGCTGCACGACGAGTTTGGTTATAAATTCCTTGTAATCACAAGTCTATCACTCAATCCATTTGCTCAGAAGCTTCGTACTCAAAACCTAGAATCAATCTTTGGTGCACACGTCTTTGAGGAATTCGTTTATCTTGACACAGGCGAAAATAAAAGAGACACATTAGAATGCTACGGACCTCTGTATCCCAACGCATATTGGATTGAGGATAAGGTGGCCAATGCAGTTGATGGTCGCGACATGGGCCTTAGATCTTTATTAATGAAACACATACATATTAAAGAAGAAGATGCACAAGGTATTCCAATTATGCCAAATTGGAAAGCCATTACCGAAGAAATCACTGACCCTATTCATTACCTATGAAACGTTTAATATATCAAGTTTATGTTGGAAAACCTAGCCGACTTTATGATCACTGTATTCAATCTGTTGTTGACTATTGTGGACGTCACGATATTAATCATATAGTACAGCGCACACCAATCTTAAAAATCAAGCCAGACGTATTTGCTACAAATCGTAGTAAGGAATCATATGAAAAGCATGGTGGATTTCTGCCCATCTATGAAAAAGAGAATGCCTTTTTAAGCTTAAAAGATTATGATCAAGTAGCAATTGTTGATGCAGATATTTGGATCCGTGATGGTGCACCGAATATCTTTGATGAGCTTGATGAGTCTTACGACTTTGGTGGGGTAGTCGAACGTGATATGCCAATCACTGATCAGTACCGATCAAAAATCATTAATTATTCTCGTATGCAATACGGTCATCTCCATAGCAACTCGGTAGACTTTAAACCAAACCAATCGGGGTTTGAGTTTATGAACATGGGTCTTATGGTCATGAATAAGAAAATCGATAAGTATTTACGTGGCGATACTCCTCGTGAGTTTATTACCAGGGCTGAGTTTAAAGATTTTGTTGACGGCAAAGGCGCTTGGAAATGGTCTACGGATCAAACGTTGCTAAACACTTGGATCCGTAAAGAAAAGATGAATATTAAACGCCTTGATTGGAAATGGAATGCTTTGTTTAAAGGTGTGCATGATGACAAGATTAAAGAAGCTTATTTTGTGCATTTTTTTCTTAAAGACAAATTACCTAACAGCGGTGAAAACGTAGAAGAACTAATGGATTTAGTTAAATGAAGTACGCAATATATCAGTTCTGGGAAGGCAATATTACATCAGGCAATAAAGCCGGTGTTGAGTTGATGAAGGAATACGCTAATAGGATAGGAGCAGAACACATATTCGAGCTCAATCCAAGTTGGCCAAATGTAAAAATAAAAAGAGAGAATTTAGGAAGATACAATCCACATTATGGTGCATTTAAACCTATCTTTGATACTGCATATGATGACTACGACTATATTCTCTTTTGTGATGCTGATGTAGTTCCTCGTAACACTCGCCAAAATATATTTGATGAGTTTGCTCAAATGGCCAATATTGAATTAGGCATTTGCGAAGAATGGATGCAACCAGAGTTTAGACAAAAATATAACATCGGTGGCATCAATAGTGCGAATGATAATAAGTGGCACGACCTTATCAGAGTTATGTATGGTCATGACATGGTAAAGGATGATAAAGGAAGACACCGAGTATTTAATTCTGGCTGTGTGATGTATAGTGCAGCTGGTAGAGTCAAAGCGCAAAATGTGTTTGTTGATTTTAAAGAATATGTGTCATTGATGCAACGAGGTGGTCTGCCTGCTTTTTATCAGGGTGATCAAAATTACTTGAATGCTATGCTTCCCTATTTTAACTGGGGTATTATGGATTATAAATGGAATAGTCAGATATTTTTTCAACCTGGAACAACTGGCGATAATAGACCAATAGCAGATTACACTGAGAACGCAAACTTTGTCCATGTGCAGCTTCGTGGTGCTGATAGCTATGATATGAATAAATTAAAGGAAGTTATTAAATATGATTAATTCAGAACTTGGACATTGCAAAGACGTAAAAGAATTTAATACGTCAATTCGTGAACAACAAGAAACAGCACATGGAGCTGAATACTGCGGTATCCATGATGCAATTCAAAAGTACTTGCCTGAGTGCAACTCTTATATGGAACTCGGCACCCATCAAGGAGGTACTGCGTCTGCCGCGTTGTTGTGTAATCCAACAGAAATTTGTTTAATCGACATTGACACATCTAGGTACAATAAATTCCTTAAGCCTTTAGCCGAAACATATTGCAAAGAAAACAATATCAAACTTGATGTGAGGCAGACGTCTTCTGTTGGTTTCGGTTCAGTGAATCCTACAGATATGCTTGTGATTGATTCATATCATCACCCTGACCATATGCTACAAGAATTAAAGTTGCACGGTACTAATGTAAAGAAATATATTGTTGCCCATGATACTAGCATAGTTAATGGAAAACCAAACGAATCACTTTTTAAAGTTCTACAAAAGTTTGCGCAAGCATGTGGTTGGACCATCATTGAACGAGAAACAAGAAATGTTGGTTATACGGTATTAAAGAAAAATGCCTAATATTATTCTACAACATTTTAATGGTGATCTAAGACCATTGGATGAGCTCTCGATTGAAAACATAAAAGCATATGCTAACTTAGTAAATGCCGATTATCGGTTAATAACAGGCACCCCATTTTTACGAAATGTAAAAGGTGCACCACAGGATCTTACTTCGCCGTTTCACAAATGCCATATGCTAGATTCAGAATTTGATGAATATGACCAAGTCTTAATGCTTGATATAGATATGTTTGCGCCAAAGGGTATGACTGAAAATGTATTTGATCTTGAAGGTGTTGGCCTTTACGCTGCAACACAAGTATCTTTGCATAATAAAATTGCTCGCTCTTATCCTAAACAAGCATCTCTCAACGCTCCATATTGGGGTGGTGCTATTTACAAAATGGATAGGGAACTTAGGAAAAATCTTAGGTCTCATCTCAAAGAAGATACAAAATGGATGCTGAATTATAATAGGCCATACCAATTTGAAGACGAAGGTGTAATGCATACGCTTGCATTTAAATCAAATTTAAAGCATGAAAGAAAATGGTATTTAAATCAGAAGTGGTGTCAATGTAGTTTTCTACCAAAACCAGAAAACGCAGGATTTATTCATGTGCGCACAAAAATAACACCGACTGGCCCTAAGAGAGAGAAGATTGAAAATTATAACTCGCTAGTCTCGCAAGGAATATTGTAATGATAAAAGTTTATTGGGGTGATATTCCAATGAATTTTGGGGATGTTTTAAACGCAAACCTTTTAAATTATTTGCAGATACCATTTGAACATTGTAATAAACCTGAAGACGCAAATACATTTATTATAGGATCAATTGCTCGGTTTGCATCAGCTAATAATAAGGTATTGGGGTCTGGCATTATTAAAATGGAAGAAAAAATAAATCCAAATGCCAATTTTAAATTTGTAAGAGGTCCGCTTACAAGGCAAGCTGTGTTAGACGCTGGAGGCAATTGCCCAGAGATATACGGTGATCCTGCGTTATTGTTGCCAGAATTTTGTGAAGAAAGCAACAAAGAATACAAAATAGGCATTGTCCCTCATTATAAAAATTACACAGATTTTAAAAGAAAATATCAAGATAAATTCCATGTAATTAATGTTGTGAATAAAGACCCTTTAATGGTTGCTAAAGAAATAACTAAATGCAAAAAGATAATTTCTTCTAGTCTTCACGGAATTATATGTGCCCATGCATATGGAATACCTGCTGCACGTATCGTAGGCAAGCATAAAGTATTTGGCGATGGCATTAAATTTGAGGATTATTATAAATCTGTAAATGCTGATTATGAATTATCTACAGTTGGTAATCCTAAATTTACTGATGCTAATTTACCAAATTTAGAAATAATAAAAGAATATTTACAAGACCTATAGGATATATTAAAATGAAAGCTTATATTATTACTTTGTTAGAAAATCAAGCATCGATGGCCGCGGCCAATCGTTGTATTGATTCACATAAAAAACTTGGTATTGATTTTCCTATTGAAATTTACGGTGCGACCAGGCCAAATCAGGTTGAGGCTACATTTAAAGTTTTAGAGTTTAATTGGACATATCCGTGGGACACACCACGTACTGATCTTAGATCCGGACTGAAATTAACCCCATACGCTACGGTGACTAAAGAGAATCGGATGGCGTGTTTCCTCAGCCATTATGGCCTTTGGTTAAAATGCGCTAGCACAGACGAACCTATTATTGTTTTAGAGCATGATGCTATATGGATCAAACGTCTTTTTATTGAACACGCATTAGATTCTAAGTACGGCATTATCGGACTAAACAATCCCATAGGTGCAACTCGCCGTGCAGATGTTTTTGATAGTCAAGTCCAAACAATGCGCGGCCTGAATTACGAAGAGGATAAAGTGCTGCCTGTTCCTAAAATTGATGCGTTTGATATTCCACAAGGCCTTGCCGGTAACTCTGCATATATAATTAAACCTGAAGCAGCAAAGCAATTAATTGGCATTGTCAACGAAGTTGGTGCGTGGCCTAATGATGCAGTCATGTGCCGCCAGCTGCTTCCTGGTGTATTAGGCGTGACAAGTAAATATTATACGAAGGTACAAGGTACCAAATCAACCACATCATTATGAATTCTTTCGTCATTACAATCTACGGCAATAAACAATCTGTGGCAGCAGCATCGCGATGCATGTTATCATCTAAAAGATTTGGTGTTAAATCATTTAACTTTTGGGCTACAGTACCCAAAGATGATCCAGTAAAACAACTTGCTGAGCTTGGCATTCCTACTACTAATTTTTATGAAAAATATTCTCGCCCTGAGAATTGCATGTCTGCATTTCTTTCTCATTATAGATTATGGGAGATTTGTTATAAGACAAGTAAGCCTATGATTATATTTGAGCATGATGCTGTAGTGGTTGACGACCTTCCAGTAAATGCTAAATTTGATAAGGTTATGAATATTGGTAAACCATCATACGGTAGATTCAACATACCAACATATCTTTCTGTAGGTCCATTAGTATCGAAGCCTTATTTTCCAGGTGCTCATGCATATATGATTAACCCAGATGGTGCAAAGGCTGTAATGGATAAAGCTAAGGAATGTGGTGGACCGACTGATATATTTTTAAGTTTAAAAAACTTCCCTTGGTTGCAAGAGTTTAATCCGTGGCCGGTTGAGTGCCGTGATTCTTTTACCACTATTCAGAATGAAACCGGTTGTTTAGCAAAGCACAACTATGTGAAAGAAACCTATGAAATTATCTAAACTATTCATTACCGGGTGCGACTGTAATACAGAATGGATGCTGCCGTGGTTTGTAGAGAACTTTAAGAAGCATAATCCAGACGCTCAATTAGTGATTTATGACTTTGGTATGCTTGGTGGATTATACCCAGAATTAAGAAAGTCGCTTCGTGGTAACCAAGACCATGGTTGGTTTAAAAAACCTGCTGCTATGCTTAACGCATCATCATTAGCAGATAAAGTTTGTTGGTTGGATACTGACTGCGAAGTACTAGGTGATCTAAGTTCTATCTGGGATCATGTTAAACCTGGAAAACTTACCATGGCAGTAGATATGCCATGGACTACAAGATCAAAAGAAAAATGGCATAACAGCGGGGTAGTAGTTTTTGAAGGTTCGCCTAACCCACCAATTTTAAAAACATGGGCAGAAGCCGTTGCCGTTAGCCCAATTCGTGGTGATCAAGAAGTTCTACATCTGTTAATAAAAGACGAATTAATGGAGATGATATATATTAACGATCTTCCAAGAAAATATAATGTGTTGAGGATAGATCATTTGGATAATACAGTACCCCAGAACCCAGTAGTACTACACTGGACCGGGCAAAAGGGTAAAGATCATATTAGGAGTTTGATGAATGTCTAGGGTAGTTCATGTAATTGGTAACGGCGATAGTGCTGATCTCTATAATAAATCCGAGCGAAGGGGTCTTAAGCTAGCGTGTAATGTGCCACCTTTTGAAGTAAATGGCATTTATGCCAGCTGTATCGTTGATTTTAAGATGATGAAGGCTATCACGGAAGGTGTGATCGATGTTCCAGGCGAATGGGTTCTTGGCTTTAGGCCTAAGGTTTGGATGGAAAAGAATCCAGCATTTTATATAAAACGGTCACCACAGATTAAAGAATTCTTTACAGTTAAACCAAAATATGTAGCTAATTACACTGATTTTAATTGTGGGCATATGGCAGTTTATTATGCAATTAAAAAGTTTAATCCAACTGAAATTAATATTTACGGATTCGATTCTATATTTGATATGAATTTAAGAAGCACATCTGATTTCTTTATGGTATCAGATAGGAAAGCTAATAATAATGTTAGATTAAATACTAATTGGAGACCTATTTGGGAAACGATGTTTAATGAATTTAATTCAATTCAATTTAAATTACATCATTTCCATGATAGCATTAAAATTAAAATTAATGATAATGTAGAGATAATTACATACGGAAAAAAGTAATACTTTCGTACTAAACTCAATCTTAGACGAAAGCACTACAGGATACTGTGTACTTTCCTGGTGGTTATGGTATAATGGTACCATACCAACCAACCAGGATACACCTATGAATGTAATCACGATCCGCGGCGGCCGTAAGTCCCAACGTGCGCTTGTTCAGTCTGCCATAGAGTTTAGTCTAAGCAAGTTACTGCCGCGGACAACTTCGCTAGACATCGAAGTTCGTCTAAATCATCGCATAGAAGGTGCAGAGGGGTTCTGCCTAGCTGAGGACCATAAGACATTCGAATTAGAGATAGATCCACGCATATCTGACAAGGACCTTGCACTCACAGTGTTCCATGAAATGGTCCATGTCCGTCAATTCTTCAAACGTCAGCTACGTGATGAGGCCTTTGGCAACGTAAAGACTTGGCTTGGCAAAATGTACAACGAGGACAAGGTCAAATACCTTAATTTACCTTGGGAAAAAGAGGCATTCAAGCTGCAAGAAGTTTTGTTTAAGCAATTTGCAAAACCACAGCCAGTAGCCAAACGTAAAGTACAAAACACACTATACACTTACTGATATATTATGAAAAGGGTAACCAATGTACACTATGCTAGAAAAGTCATATCCGATGAGCTCCGTGAAACGTTATATTTCTGTACCGGCATTGCTTCAAAAAAGACCAGAACCTCAGGATTCATCGAATTGCAATCAGGACCAATCACCGTCAAGATCGCCGGTTTTAAATCAATCACAGTCAACGAAGATCGCTGCACTTCTTCGTGGGAGGCCAAATTTGTAATAGGCCAACTAGCAGGTTTGGATATGTAATACTTTTGGATATAAATGCGCAATACCGCTAAAAAGTAGAAGAAAGTATTACAAAAAACTGTTTACATTCTGGCCAGTGTGTGTATAATAGAACCATACCAACCAAACAGAGGTGTTTAAAATGTTCAGAATCCCATCATTTTACCAAGAAGAAATTTCAATTAAAACCGCTGCTGATACCATCAAGCGTAGAGGCGGAAATGACCTGCTAGCAGGCATGGATATCATGGATAGCATGTGGTCTGACCATTGCGAATCTATGGAAGATGACGATACCTTTTTTAGTAGGTGGGCTTACGAGACTAATTGCTATAACACAGTCTACGATGGAATGTCAATGTTGTACAATAAATTTGGAGAAATAAAATGAGTAAAGTAAAACAAGCTTACGCGTTGGCTACAGAATTGTTAGCTGAAGTTGAGGATGGTTCCATTGACTTTGATGAGGCCTACGATAATATGTTGGCAACATATGCAATATTGTCAATTGATGATGTTGAGCAAATCTTCCATAACGTTATGGAAGTGGTCCGTGTAAGGAATTGGTTGAATTTTTAAATGGATTAGGAATGATTGAGCAAGTTATCCAGTACGGTTTATTGTTGAGCTTATTGCTTGGGCTATTAGTATTGGGTGCTCGATTAATATGGCAGTTACTGCTCCTACTCCTCAGCTTCTTTACATGTATCCTGTATGGATTACTGGTTGCGTTCTGTATGGTTGGTCTGTTTATACTCGTAGGAGCTTTGGTATGATTGCAAACTACTCCTTGTTGGTTGGTATTGACTTGGTTGGTTTCATTCGTATCTTAATGCACTAAAGTGTGTACAGATCAACCAGAACGTGTTATAATATAAACTTGATTTTAATAAAGGACTCTATATAATGTTAAGCAATCCAGCTGACCGTAAAAAACTTCTTGACTGCGTTCAGGAACTTTCAAATTCAATGCTACGCGCAGAGGCCGAAAAGAGCCTACAAAAAGAAGCTATTGGCGATATCGCAGAGGACTTGGATATTCCTAAGAAGTATATAGCCAAGATTGCGGCAATATACCATAAACAAAACTATAGTCAGGTTCAGTCCGAACTTGATGATATCAATGCACTATATGAAGCAATCACTGCACCAACTTACGTTAAGTAAATAATGCATAAATAAATAGGTTGCGGGTTGCGTCCTTAGCTCAGTCGGATAGAGCAACGCCCTTCTAAGGCGTTGGTCGGGAGTTCGAATCTCTCAGGACGCACCATTTAAGTTTATTTACTCAAGATCATCAGAACCATATTGGAGAGTGTTTCTGATGATCTTGAGTAAATAAAATTTTAGTATTACATTTCTAGCGTAATCATGAAAATGTAATACTTTCGGATATAAATGCGTAAATATGTGCAAATGAGTACTTTTGACATATTTACTTTTCGGCCAGCCGTGGTATAATAGAACCATACCAACCAAACGGAACAAACAAATGAAAAAAAGTCACTA